TTTGAGAAATTATATATAAAAATTACTAATTACTATAAATTATAGTGCAAAGTTCAGAACGTTAAATGATTCATATTGAGTTCCTGGGTGGAATCCAGCTTCAACCAATGCGTATCTAGATTTTACAGCTACTTTCGGAGCCATAGTTCCTTCAACGATTGCTTGTACTGATTCAGCCATTAAGTAAGGCATGAATACAAGACCAGGTCCATTACCATCACCTTTTCTACCAACTAATACTTCTGTTTCACCAAATGCAACAGATGGGTCAGTATAAACATTGATACCAGCAACAGATCCTAAAGGATATATTGAACCAGCAACTTGGTTGAATGTGTTAGCCATTGGATAAGCTACGAAACCTGCGATAGATTGTAAAGCAGATGCGATAGCACCACCTACAACTGCAAAGTTACCAGCACCTCTTCTACCATTTTGAGCGATTAAGTTAGCCGCTGCTAAAATGTTAGTTAAGATTTGTCTTTGTCTGTCAGCTTTAGTTTCACCACCTGCTAAAGCAGCAGCGTAATCGAAACCAGTAATACCAGATCCAGCTAAATCTCTCATCTTTAATAAGATGTGATTGTTGATAGACTGAGTTAATTCGTTAGTTAATACAGCTTCTACTTGAGCAATAGCATCAACACCGAATTGTTTAAGATCTTGTACTTGTTCTCTTGTTACGGCAGCAGCAACTTGGAAAGTTTCAGCAGCAACGCTTTTAGAGAATAAGCTTAAGCCCATTACTTTGTCAGCAGTTTGTTCCCCTACGCCTCTTGACATTGGAGCACCTAAAGCACCAGAAGCACCTGAAAATGCAGGAATGTGATCTTCTAAAGCTTTTACTAAAGCGATTTCAGCACCAGCAGTATTAGAACCAAGTCTAAAATCAGCTAGAGTTGTGATTGTAGCGTCAGTAGCTTCACCAGAAATAGCGTAGATAGTATCTCCGTCAATTCTAGATAATGTAGTCTCAGGAGTAAATGTTCTACCGTTTTCAACAAATTCAGCAACAGCAGTTGCAGATTTGATGTAAGTTGGAGCTTCAGTACCTCCTACTTTACCACCTTCGTATACGAAGTCTAGGTAAGATAAAAGACCCATTGGTCCAGCCATTGGTACAACAGGTACTAAATCAAGACCGATTGTTTGTGCAGCAACTTGCATTGCTAAAGGTAATAAAGTTGGAGCTTTGTCACCTGAACCTAAGTCACCTGCGTTTGGGTTATCTGGAAAGCTTGTTGCTCCCATACCAAAGATGTTACCAGCAGTCCCTAAAGACATGATGTTTGCATCTTCATAAAGCTTGTGATTGTGACAGTATTCTGACATCCAAGCTAGTTTTGAGCTTTCGTTAATTCCAGTTGCTTCTTCGATAATCGGAGACCAAGTGTTTCTAACTTCAGCTTCATTAATTAAATTTGCCATTTTGTTAAATTGTTTTTTTTAATGGTTTGTTTAGTGTTTCTTTCGAAACTCGACTTGCTTGGGTTTTCTGCTTCGATACCCTATATCGTCGATTAGTTTATATATTGTTTACTTTTTAAATCTTTTCTTTAAGCCTTCAGCGTAGTTAGACACATCGTATAGTGGCTTGTCAGCTTCCTCAACAACTGTTGATTCATTAACTGCCGCTAACTTTTCTAAGTCAACTTTAACCTCTCTTAGATCTCTAGTTTCCCAGAAGTTTCTAACTTGATACTCAGTCTTTAGAGTATGATAGTTTGCTTGTGCTTTAATTTGTGATTGTTTTCCTTCAGTTAAAGATTCAAACTTCTCTTTATATTCTGCAGGTATTGCAGTCATAAAGAATGGTTCGTTATTCTTAGCTTCAACAACAGCATTTGCGTTTTCAATGATTGCACTAATTTGTGACTCATTCATGAATGCTCTTTTTGTAACTCTGTTTCTAACTTCAGTTTTTGCATCTTCATTTAGTGTGTTGTAAGCTTCTTGTACAGAACCTGAAACTACATTTAAGAATGCAGGATTTTCATTTTCTTTTACTTGAGCAGCTTCAACTAATGCATCTAACTTAGATGATATTTCGTTTTTGTAAGCTTCTAATGGATCGTGTGCTCCTTCTTCGCCTTCAGTTTCTTCATCACCTTCACCAGCTTCAGCCTCTTCAGTTTCACCTTCTGGCTCAACTTCAGATACATCTTCAGTTTCATCTTCTAATTCTTCAGCAGGTTGACCAGCTCCATCTTCAGCAGCAGGATCTACATCACCTTCTTCTGAATTATCACCAACTTCTTCTCCGCCTTCAGCTTCTTCTTTTTCAGCACCAGGTGCTTCGGCTTCGTCTTCTTCTTCAGTTACTTCTTCAGCTTCAGTGTGGAATTCTTCGTCTTCGTCTTCAACTACTTCGTCAGCACCTTCACCAGCTTCATCTTCTTCTTCAACTTCTTCAGATTCGTCAGCTTCATCATCCTTTAAGGATTTAGCTAATTCAATTGCAGCTAATGCAGCAGCAGGTCCAACTTCGTCAACTTCTTCAGTTTCAGCTACTTCTTTTGCTCCATCTTCACCTTCATCTTCAGCAGGTAATTCACCAACTTCAGCTTCTTCAGTTTCATCTTTAACTTCAGCATCTGATTTTACAGTTTCATCTTCTAACTCTTCAGCAGGTACTCCTGATTCATCTTCTTCAAGTTCTTCAGTTTCTTCAACTAAGTTCTCGTTGATTTGAGTTGCAATATATTCAGTATATTCTGATACTTGCTGTAAGTTTTCTTTTAAGTATTCAACGTAACCTAATAAATTCTCATTAGTTTTAGTACCTTCGTTAGCTTGTTCAGCAACGTAGTTAGCAAAGTCTTTAACTTTACCAACAGCTTCTGCTAAATGCTCAGAGTACTGAATACCTTGATCTAATTTTTCAGCGATGTTCTCAGTATAAGATATACCTTGATCTGCTTTTTCAGCAACGTGTTCTGAATACTGGATTGATTCATCTAATTTGCCAGCTAAATACTCAACATATTCTGAGAGAGTATTAACGCTTTCAACGATGTGGTCGTTATGAGATGTTACATCTTCTAACGTGTTGTCTTCGTTTTTTGCACCGATAGACTCTTTAATGCTTTTCATTTCGTTTGCTAAGTACTCAGAATACTTATTGAAATCTTCAGCTTTTACAAATTCTGCCATGTTTTTTTCTTTTATTTCTGTATTTATGTTTGTTGTTGTAATTTCTTTTTCAGCAACTCCACTTTCTTCATTCATTTCGTAGATCCAAAGACCAGAGTTGTTATCAAAACCATAAGACTCATTTACTCTCTTTAACTCAGCATTTTCAAATCCAGGATCTGCAACTAGGTCATAAGTAAATAGTTGTTTGATTTTAACTTTACCATTTGATTCTACAGCTCCAGCTGCTCTTGAAGAAATCTGTAAAGGTACACCAGCATCAACTAGTGCTTTAGCTTGACGGCCAGCGTCAGTATCTAATAGTCTAATTTTACCTTTTACATGTTTTGATTCTTTGTCATAGTAAAGTTCCTCTATAATGTGTGAAACACTTTTTAGAGAAATATCGAATTGCTGAGGATGGTCTAACTCACCTAAAAGCTTAGAAGACTTAATTTTGTCTTGTAATGCTTGAATTTGAGGTACATACTCATCTTCAGTATAAATTCTATTATTTTTATTCTTAGTGTCAATTTCACCAAAAATACCTTCGAGAATGTACTCTTTATTTTCCGTTGAAGCTACGCTCAGTTGGGAAGAAGACATTTCGACGATTAGTAAATCGTTAACTTTTGCCATATCTATGGTTTTTATTATTTTTAATATATATCACGTCTTATTATGCAATTATCTTAATATGTTAAATGTCGATGTCCATGCCGTCATCTCCACCTTCTTCTTCTTTACCAGCATCTTTCTCTTCTTCCTTCTCTTCCTCGGCATCTTCAGTCTCTTTATCTAGATAATATTTAACTAGAACATCTATTTCGCCTTCGGCAAAAGCATCTTGCCCATACTCTTGAAAGAAGTAATCTTTAAATTCTTTTTCTGTCTTAGATGCTGTAATAGCTCCTAGAATCTCAGCTGATTTAATCTCAGGACCAGAGTCTAAAGTAACTGGCTCTACATATACATCTGATTCTTCACCTGCCTTTAAAGCATCTTCTGTGATGAATTCTTCAAATGTTTTAAAAATATTAATATCTGTTTTCATAGTTTATATATCTCTTTTTCTTAGTAGTCTAGGGTTTAGCTATTAAAAGCCCATTCCGTCATCTTCTGCAGGCGGTTCATCAGCAGCAGCTTTCGCAGCTTTTGCTTTATATGATTTATTAGCGTTAATTTCATCCTCAGTTAATTTCAGATACTTTGTTACTAAGTATTCTTGATCGAAATAGTATTCTTCTTCCATAGTCTCTTGGTTAGTTGTCATTAAACTATCTCTCATACTTGAGATAAAGTCTAACCTTAACTGCATGATTTCTTGATTCTTTAATTCAGCAAATACATTCTCTTCATTAAATCTTAAGGCTACTTGAGTTTTAAATTGTGGATCGTCACTAAACTCTGGGTATTTAAGACACATTTGAATATACAATGGCTTAACTAATACCTCTTGGAATACTGATCTTAGTCTATTAATAAACTTAGCAAACTTGATTTCATCTCTTACCATACCGTCACCAGCTAATGCATAGTCACCGCCATCATCTTCATATAAGAATCTATTGTAAGGTATTTTAGATACTTGTCTTAGTTTATCATAGAAATACTTAAGAGCTTCTGTATCATTTAATTCTGGTCCTTCACCGCCAAGAGTTTCAATCTCTGGCACTTCACCATCTTTAGAAGGTAACCAATACTCTTTACTAAATTGTAACATTGGTTTACCGTCTGTCATTAAACTACCTGATTCGAAATCGAAATCAACTACTTCTTTATAGTTATTCATTAACTGAGCTAACGATTGTTTTGCTCTAGTTTTAGATTTACCACCTACAGGTATAATAAACTTCATTCTAAATGAAGCGTTAGTCACAGCCCAGATTACTCTGGTATGTTCCATAATTCTAAGTAGGTTAAATGATCTAATTAATCTTTCAACATAAGATACTCTTGATGCTGTTGATAAAGAAGAATATGCAATATAAATGATTTGAGAATCATATAGCACTCTTTCTTTTACTGGATCGTCTTTATATTGGATCCATACTTTCTTACCGTCGTCTTTATTAAAACCAGGCATTAGTGTTACTGGATCAATCTCTTTAAATCCGATAATCTCTTTTTGGTCTGGGGAATAAATTATCTCAAATGATAAGTAACCATCTACTAAGAACTTTCTAAAAAAGTACCATGCTGATTGTTCACCATTAAATCCAAAGTAGTGATAGATTTGTCTAAAGTATTTGTTAAGGTCTTTGTTAACTTCATCAGAAACATCAAGACCTAAAATAGAAGGTTGAGCAAAGAAATTCTTCTCATCATATACAATTGCCTCATCACAAAGTATATCTAGAATATCTTCAACTTCATCATTCATTGAGAATCTTCTCAATTCATCTCTTTTACCAGGGTAATCAATATCAAAGAATGGTACATTCTTTTTCATATTAATATCTGCCATGGATAGTGCAGCAAATGCACCATAAATATCATCGTTGTCTAGGCCAAACGGGTTCATCTCTCTGTAGCCGAATTGATCTTCCATTGGACCAATTGCTTGAGATTGTCTTAGTACCATGTCGTCATAACGCATACCAAAAGAACTTAGCGTTTTCAAAGCGTTTGAAAGGCTAAATGGTTTTGTGTTAGAACTAAAAGGTCCGTTTCTTTTTTCGGTAAATCCTGCCATAATATAGTATTATTTCTGTTTTATATATCTCATTTATTTAAGTGGTTTTTGAACATCGCTCTAATAGCTCCAACTCCCATACCTTCTAGTTGTAGGAAATCGCATAATGCTACTCTTGGCCAGTGTTCATATCCAACTACTGCTTGTTCTGATTTACGACTAGGGATATATTGTCTAATTGCAAAATCAAATCCAAATTTACCTAAAAATCCTTTTGCACCATCATAAGTTAATGATAGTGGAGCCTGGTTTTTAGCAGGCTTTCCTTCTTGTCCTTTTAAGTAACCTTTGAATCTTTCGTAAACTACATCTAGTAGTTCTTCTTTTATATTAGGTGGTAATAGGTTTAGGTTAATACCGCAATCATTACCTCCTGATGGGTCTAATGCTAATACACATGGGTTTCTATCCCATGCTACTGCATATTTAGGATCGTCATATCTAAATACATAAACTTGGCCCGGTCTAAATCTTCTAGCAGTTTTTTGTACTGCATTTTCTCTAATAGATTTTTTAGAATCTTCAAACCAGCCCTGAGACGCAGAAGCAGCCCTGCCTCTTCCTCCAGAATCCTTTGCTAATTCTCTTATGCCTTTTTTAACTTGTCCCATTATTTAAGTGTCTTTTCTGTCAACACAATAAATCGCATATTGCGACTTTCACACCATGCTTGTGCATATTTATATTTGTCAGTATTCTTAACGTATTGTTCTGCTAAGAATTTATATGATGCTAAAGCCTTTTTTGATTTCTTAAGAGGTGGTCTAGGTTTTTTAATTTGAGCTTCTGGTTTTATTTCAACTATAAACTCTTCATCAATACCTTCTTCATTCTTAGTCTTCATATAAAAATCAGGATAATACTTATGTTGTCTATTATCCTGTATAGAAATATACTTAATTTCTACTGGTTCACTTGACCATTTTAATACGTTATCTTTAGTATCGCACATAATACAAAACTTTCTTTCCCATGAGGATCTATAAATGATCGGCGTTGGACCGATATACTTATCAGGGTTTTGTGGCTCATAATAGCCTTGTACAAAACCGGAATTCCCTCTGGGTTTTAAGTTTTTTATTGACATTTATATATTAAACATTCCGCCTTCTGAACTACCATTATTGGTATTAATCTTATCCATCGACATTGTGTTCTTATATTTTTGCGGGTGGATTTTATTCCAGCCCTTCGCATACCCTCTCTTTGCTATCTCTGTGAAATAGGCAAACGCGTTGGTATATTTGGGATTAAAATTACGCCAGTATTTTAAGAGGTCTAGTATTGCAAATTGTAGACAATCATTTCTATCATCGTTATTTACGTAAACTAATTTTCTTATTGCCCTCTCTGCTAATAGGATTAACATCTTCTCAGCATCCTTTGTTAATTTATCATCCTCTAAAGATTGTACAATCTGATTGTAAAGATCCTTGTTGTTTAGATAATTCTTTTTTCTCGGCACGTTTGTTTCGTTTAATTTACCTTTATATGCAAAAAAGCCCGAATGTTTCGAAACGGGCTTTTTTTAAAATTTGTGGAGTTAGATGATTAAACCGCGTCGGTTGAATCTAAAGCGATCTTGAATTTCTCAATTCTAGCAGGTTCATCTTTAATGAACACAGTAAGTATATCATTCTTACCTGCGTTTGTATATTCTAATGCGTCAACTTTCATAGCAGTACCGACAGTCATACCGTCAGATTCTACTTTTAATTGAGCACCAACATAACCATCTTCAATATTTAAAAGATCTTCATTTTGAGCTCCAGTTAATTCTTCTGAAATTCTTTTAATTTCAGTTTTTAATAAATTATCTGCAGCTTTAATGTCTGTTAGGTTTCTATCAGCTTCTGCTAATCTACCAACTTGGTCATGTAAGAATGATAACATCTCATTGTAAAGATTAATCTTTTCATTCTTAGCAGCTCTTCTTTCTACTAGAGATTCTAAAACTTCAGCATATAATTCAGTAACATCAGCTCCGGTTTGTTCTGCTACATATTCTACAGCAGCGTCAGCTAATAATTTTTTGAATTGTGTTATTTTAGTATCTTCATTTCTTCTATAAACAAAAGCGTTGTTTTCAGCTTTCATAGAAATTACTGTAACTTGGTCTTTAATAGACTCTTCAACAAAATCTAAAACTTTGTAAGTATCAAATTTTGTAGCAGCTGTTTGGAATGCTTCCATAATAGCTTTATCTTGATACTTAATGTAACCTATATTAAAAAATCTTTCAGAAAGTTTTTCTTCAGAACCTAAAGTGATTTCCATTTTACCTGCAAAGAATGTATTTGATTCTTTTACATACGTAAATTGTACTGCTATTGCAGATTTCTTAGTTTCATTTAATTCTTTTTGAGTAGCATCTAATTCTTTAGTTGCGATCTCTAATGCCTCTCCTTTTTTATTTGCTAATTTAAGGTTTTTAATTGACTCATTTAAGAAATCAACTTTCTCATTTAAGTCATTCATTTTATCAAAAGCTTCTATTGAACCCTCTTCTATTTTAGAGATAGCTTTTTTGTTGTTGTAATCGTAGTAGAATGAAATACCATTCTCGTTGATTGTAAATAAGTTGTTAGCAGCAACTAGTGTATTAAATACATCATTAGTTTCTTCTACTAGTTCTATATGAGAACCAGTTACTTTAAAGTTTGCACCATTAACATGAAAAATGTGACCTTGGCCACTTTCAATAATTGGTGAAATAACTTTATTGTTTTTTAAATTTGCCATTTTTCGTATTTTATTTTCTATTAAGTATATATCAGTCAAATTATTCGTCTATTTTACCTCCGAATGGATAGTCTCTACCTGTAACTGTATAATTGTCTCCAAGTATTGGTTTTGCGTCTTCTGTTGTAGTAACATTAGGACCTGGACCGTTCTTAATTGTAAACATTCTATTAGATTGTTTTCTTCTACTAGAAACCCTCTTAATTTGACTTTCTTGATTTTGTTTATTACCAAATGTAGCTGTTAATGAAAGATCTGTACAATCAAAACCGTCTCCAGTCTTAATCCATTGTGTTCCATTAGATTCCCATTTAGTACCTTGATTACAATCATAATATACATTAGGTGTCATAGCAGGATCTAAGAATCCGTTTGGATCGTCATAATCTCCTGTTATTGCATTAGCATACATAGTTCTAGTGAATTTTCTGTAAGTATCTTCTTCAAAATCAAATGAAGGTATAAATGAATTAATCTCTAAACTAAATGTAATTTTATGATTTGCTTTATCATCAAAGCTATATTCTACAGGTCTTTCCTGTGAATAATCATCTGGCATCATATACTCAGATGAGATTCTGTAAGTTCCCTCTTCTAAATGTCCTGCGTCAACGTTATAGAAATTAGCCTTGTACATTTTCTTTACAATAGCTTCTGTAACTTTAAACAAGTCTAATTGGCTTGATACTAAAATTTCAACATCAACTCCAATAACACATGGAATCATTTCGAATTCAGCAACATAGCCTTCCATCAGTCCACCCTCATTCATCATAGAGTATTGACCCATGTTTCTTTTATTAACTAGCTTAGCGGGATCTACAGCAAACGACGTTAGGTTTACAATACCTCTTGGTACTTTATCGTAATTACCATCTGCGAACTGACCATCAGGGTCACAACCAGGTCCATTTACATTTGAAAATAGGAATGCATCTTTCAAGAAGTTCTCATCTCCTGAGACTGCATAAAAGAAAGGAACATCAACAACAACTCTCTCGTCATTGCTAATTTGTCTCCAAAAACTCAGTTTACTATTGAGGTCTGCTAAGAGTCCAACAACAACGTGTCTGATAACTGAATCGTCTTTATTAAATTTTAAATTGTATGTTGCCATAGAGTATATATCACCCTATTAATCTATGTTCTCTATCGTAAATTTAGAGAATCCATTTTCTCGGTAGATTTCAATCTTCTTATCGAATATCTCATGCGGTAATACCGAGTGATTAATTACGAATGTATTTATTTCATGTTCTTTAATTACTTGATTTAAAATCTTCAATATGTTGTAGACTCCATCGTGGTCTACTGAAGATAATAACTCATCTAGGAACAAAAGGTTTAGTTGTGGGAATCTTAATTTTAAGATCTTAATGATT